ACCAACAGTCTCACTTGCAACGCAAGTGGAAGACGATCAGTTGCAGCCGACAAATCATAAGAGGCCACCCAAGCGCCTTTCTCCTGAAATCTCTTAATCAAACGCTCCACCGGAGCGACTTGATTAAAAGTTCCATCGGTCGGGATCTTACGTAGCCTCAGAAATATCCACTTATGCAACGGAGCCATAAGTGTCTGAGTGAGAATATTCACCATGGCAAATACGCGTATTTTACCTGGTTCTTCTTTGAACCCTAGCCGGCCGAACCACAGAGGTTTCCCCCAATAGTACTTGATATACCAAGAGAGCAGGGTTGCTCTCTGGATCTCAGGACTCATATCTGCCGTCGGCAGATCCTGTTTCATCGAGTAGTAAAGAGGCGAAACATCTGGTTCCTCCCCGGGGAGTAAAGGACCCGCATCTGAATGTCTATTCAGATGATGGGCTGATCTCCACTTTGCATTCCACTCACTAGATCCGAATTCATGTTCAGTGAACTCGTCCATGGCGAACTTCGCCTTGGTTCCAATGAGTTTCCACAAAGCCTTTAATCCCCAGATCAATTCTAAACCATCTACGGTCTTCAACCAATCCAGCAGGATTTGTTGCATACCAGGATGTGACCCAAATAAGGCCACATCCCACGGAATCGACATTACTGCCGAGAGGCCTCCCGAATTCGGTGAGGCCTTCCGTATAAATGGTATAAAACCCGGCCAGAGATCTTTAGATAGATCCATCTTAAACGGATCATCGGTAATCAACCGAATCTTCTCGTAAAAGATAGGGACCCAGAATTCCCAACGAGGCATGAACATGGAAATATTCTTTCCAGGTTCAGTAATCGTCTTCAGCTTCAGCGATCCTTTAAACTCTAATACTCTATATAAAGAGAAGAGAGACAGCCAAAGCCGAATAATACCAACATCGCCCTTCAAAAGAAGTAAGCGATGTCGCCGGTTGATTATTCTAGGCACCCCTAGGCGAGTTCTCGCAATATTCGCGCCCAGACTCAAAGGACTTTGATCCTTCATCCCACCTGCTATATGTTGAGTAACTAAATAGCAGGTCTTCAGATAAATCGCGGTACCCTTAGAGCCCATCGCTCGATACATCTTTGCGACCCTCTTGGCGAACCCCCAAACTACCTTCACGTGAGAGAGTGTTAGATGCCCAAAGACTAACGGAACGACTCGTAAGAGTAGTCCCGCTAGCTTTGCTTCTGCTTTTACACAGAAGGACCAAGTTAATGTACGCGGTACCAGGGCTCTGTAAAGAGATCTGATATTACGCATAAGAAATAATTTTCACTATTTCTGGATGTTAATCCCGTTAACCCTTCAGTTCCCGTTCCACTCCTTGGAGTGGACGGCTGCAGGTCGCATTGGTATGCTCTACCCGGGTGGGTATTTTTGGTTGCCAAACGGCAACGTCAAGTATCGGGAAAGACCCC